GCCGACGGTGTGCGTCCGCGAAATAGTGTGGTTTCTTAGGTATGGAAACTCGAGGTCGTAAACCTAAACCGATTGAGCAGAAGCAGCGTCTCGGCAACCCTGGAAAGCGAGCGTTGCCGAAGCCTGCGAAGGTCGCTGTCTTGCCGTCTGCGCAGGGTGTGCCGGAACCGCACAGGCCGTTGATGGGTACGCCGGATAAGCCTGGCGCAGGTTTGCATCTTTGGAGAATGTTGTGGCGTGCTGGTTTGCCCTGGCTGCGTGAAGGCTCCGACTCGGAGTTGTTGATGATGGTCTGTGAGATGGCTGACGAGCGACAGGTTTTGAGGACGCTTGTTCTGCGTGATCCGACCGCATGGCGTGAGCGTGCCGCTCTGCGTCAGTTGGACGGACAGATAGAAAGGACGCTCTCCATGCTGGGCTTCAGCCCTACAGACAGAGCCAGGTTGGGACTAGGTGAGGTGACGGTAAATGAACTCCAAGCCTTCAGGGACAGGATCGCCTCGAAGCGTGCTATCGCCAAATAAGGGTTGGCAACCTGCTTGGTACACACCTCGAGTCCATAAGCAGACTGACGGCGTTGATCTAGCTAATTTCTCGGCTCAGTTTCTGCAGGTGTTGAAAGGGGTGCGTGCCGGAGAGATGCTGGAACTAACTCCCTGGCAACGCTGGCTTATGGACAGCCTGCTCGAGCGCCGACCTTCCGATGGCCGTCTGCGGTATCGGCGTGCGCTGATCGGGTTGCCTCGTAAGAATGGTAAGTCGCTCCTCGGTTCTGCTTTGGCTTTGTATGGCCTGTTTGGTGGGGAACCTGGTGCGGAGGTTTATTCGGCGGCAGGCGATAAGAAGCAGGCCAAGATCGTCTTTGAAGAAGCCAGGCAACAAGTCCTGCGGTCTCCGTTGCTCTCATCGGAATGCAATGTGTATCGAGATGTTTTAGAAGTACCGTCCACAGGTGCGATCTATCGTGTGCTGTCCGCTGACGCAAAACTTCAGCAGGGTCTTAACCCTTCGCTCGTACTATTTGACGAGTTGCATGTCCAGCCGAACCGTGACCTTTGGGATGCTTTGACTCTCGGTTCCGGCGCACGCCTTGAACCTTTGACAGTAGGGATCACCACCGCAGGCTTTGATCATGACACCATCTGCGGATCGCTTTACCAATATGGCAAAGAATTAGTCGCAGGCAATATTGAAGACCCGACCTTTGGTTTCTTCTGGTGGGAAGCCCCAACGGACTGTGCGCTTGACGATCGTAAAGCCTGGAACATAGCTAACCCGAACTTGGCGCTCGGTCTGCTGGACACCGAGGATATGGAAGCGGCCATGCGTCAATCCGCTGAGGCTCCGTTCCGGCGTTACAAACTAAACCAGTGGGTACGCACCGATGGGGATTCCTGTTGGCTGCCGAAAGGTGCGTGGGAAACCTGCAACGGCGAAGTGATCCTTGACCCTGATTTGCCTTCGTTCGTGGGGATAGACATGGCGCTCAAACACGACTCAATTGCTGTGGTGATAGCCCAGCCCCAGGACGGCAAAATTGCTGTGCAGGCACGCATCTGGCATCCCGATGTGGACGGTATGGATGTGGCGGCTGTGGAAGAACACCTACGCCACCTGCACCTGGAATTCAATGTGCAAGAGTTCGCATACGACCCTGCGTTCTTCCAGCGTTCAGCCGAAGCCTTATTTGATGACGGCCTGCCAATGCTCGAGTTTCCTCAGAACGGTCAACGCATGATTCCGGCCTGCGGAACAACCTATGAGCAGATCGTCAATAACAAGATCGTCCATGACGGCTCACCGATGTTCACCGATCAGGTTCTGTCCGCTGCGCAACGAATGACCGATTCCGGTTGGCGACTCAGCAAAGGTAAGTCTCGGCGTAAGATTGACGCATGTATCGCAATGGTGATGGCGGTAGATCGAGCGACGAGAAGACAAATCGCACCACCAGAACCACCACAGTTCTTTGCTTAGGAGGCATATGAAATACCTACCAACCGTCCTGCAACTCACAGGACTAGTCACTTTGACTATCGGCGTGAGCATGTTTTCAATTGCTCTCGGCGTAATCACAGGCTCTGTTGCTATTATCGCACTAGGTGTCGCTCTAGAGATCGGTCGGTCTAATAACTAATGCTCGGGAATTTATTACCATCGGAACAGCGTGCGATCTCGTTCCAGGCTCTATGGGCAGCCGATGACGCTCTAATCTCAACAACCGAAGCAGGCACGATCATCACTCAGGATGACGCTCTGCGTATCAACACCGTGTTTGCATGTGTGCGTCTTATTGGCGACACCATTTCCACGCTTCCGATTGACACCTATCGCCGGATTGACGGAGACCGTGTGCCGTATCGTCCCCGACCGCAGTGGCTTGACTATCCAGACTCGGATGTAACTCGAGAGGATCATTTCCTGCAGGTGCTGGTTTCAATGCTGATCGCTGGTGAGGCGTTCGTGCGGTTGCTACGCCTCAACGGTGAGATCGTCGGTCTTGTATGTATGAACCCTCGCCGAATTGAAATCTCAAGGGAGCGCTACACGGACGGCACGCTTCGTATCGTGTACCGAGTCAAAGGCACAGACGAGGTGATCGAGAAGCAAGACATGCTTCATATCCCCGACATGCGTCTCCCAGGTGAACTACACGGCAAATCCCGAATTGAACTCATGCGCCAATCCCTCGGTCTAGCTAAAGCGCTGGACGAGTTTGCTTCTCGGTTCTTTGGGCAAGGGTCGGTCACGTCGGGAATTATTGAATACCCGAATGCGTTGACTAAGGAACAGAGCGAGACTCTCCGTAACCAGTTTGAGGCTAAGCACCGTGGCGTTCGCAAAGCCCACCGCACAGGCATCCTTTCCGGTGGCGCTAAATGGGTCAAGACAGGCGTTGATCCAAACGAGGCCCAAATGCTCGAGTCTCGTAAACACGCCATCGAGGAAGTCGCACGCCTGTTCCGTTGCCCACCCTCGATGATCGGTGTGACCACACCAGGCGCTATGGCATACGCCAGCGTTGAGCAGAACGGCATCCACTTCGTACAGCACACGCTTCGACCCTTTATCGTCAAACTTGAGAACGCCTACAGCCGTCTGCTTCCCAATGAGGCGTTTGTGAAGTTCTCAGTTGAAGGTCTCCTTCGAGGCGACACCATGTCACGCTTCTCGGCATATGCCACAGGCATACAGTCCGGCTTCCTAAATATTAACGACATTCACCGTCTTGAGGACATGCGTTCAGTTGATGGTGGCGATGTGTACCGTGTACCGCTAGCTAACATTGATCTGGCTGCCGCCAACATTGCTGAAACGGAACGGAAAGCAAGCGTGGCACAGAAACTGATCTGGGCAGGCTTTGATCCGTCCGCAACAATGAAAGCGCTCGGTTTGCCAGAAATACCGCACACAGGTGTGCCGTCAACGCAACTCCAGCCAATTTCCCAAATCAACCCTGACGACCCAGAAAGCGTATATCCATGATCAGTAATGGAAGGGTGGCAGTAGGCACTGCAGCAACTTTGATTGATGGCAGATCGCAGATGGCTTCATTTTTTATGATTCACAATGATGACAATACAGATGCTGTCTATATTGGTGGTCACACAGTCACCACTAGCACTGGTTTGGTTCTTGGCAAAGGTGAACGCTTAGAAATAGTTTTGCATCCTTTGGAAGAACTGTTTGCTGTATCAACCAAATCAGGTCACAACATTTCATTCATGCGACAGGATCAATAATGCCTTACTACATTCAGCAAGACCACCCTGATTGTTCCGGTTGGGCAACCGTCAAAGAGGACGGCGAAATCATCGGTTGCCACACTACAAAGAAAGCCGCCATTGACCAGATGGTCGCTGTCTCCATTGCTGAGGAAATGGAACCTGGCGGTGAGCGTGAAATGCGACAGGTTGATCTATCTGCTCCAGCCTTTATGCGTGAAAACGCTCGCCGAGGTCTGCGTCTGTATGCCGAAGGCAAAGGTGGCGATGGTCTAGTTCCGCAAACGATCACGGATGCACGCCGAATGGCGGCAGGGGAAATCAGCGAACCGAAGTGGCGCAGGATCGGGCCGTGGATAGCTAGACACCTAACCGACCTAGATGCGGTTGAGGATAACGAAGTGACACCAGGTGTGGTTGCTCACCTGCTTTGGGGAAGCGGATCAACACCGGAACAGGCTCGGCGTGCGCAAGCCTATGCCGAAAGGATCGTCCAGCAACTAGATGACGAGTCTCGAAGCCTTGAGGAGTCGTCCTATTCGTGGACGCATAAGCAGTGGCTCCTATACGAAGCGCTTGAGGACATAGTTGAATCCACACGACCTTTTACACAAGGCACAGACGGTGACGGCGCACACTATGTACCCGAGTCACCGTTCACCGACGAAGGTCTGCTCTGCTCAAACTGTGTGTTTTATGAAGGCCCGAGAGCCTGCGAAATCGTAGAAGGCGACATTGCGCCAGAAGGTGTTTGTAAGTTCTGGATCATCCCGAACTCGCTCATCAAACTGCGTGAACTTGAATCAGGCGTTACTATGGAAGGCGCACCTTCAGGAGATGAAATAGATGAATGAAGCAGTAGAAATTCGGCGAGTTAATTTCGCAGACTTTGAAGTCCGTGAACAAGGCGACGGCATGTCCTTCCGTGGCTACGCTGCCGTGTTTGACTCACCGTCCGAACCGTTGCCGTTCATCGAGCGCATCAAACCTGGTGCTTTCGCAAAGTCGCTCCGCTCCAGAGCCACAATCAAAATGTATCTAAACCACGACTCAACTCGTGTTCTAGGTTCTACCCGAGCAAAGACACTCCGGTTGCAGGAGGACTCCCACGGTCTGCTCGCCGAAGCCGATCTCCCTCAAACCACCGATGGGCAGAACCTTGCCGTCCTTATGAAGCGAGGCGATGTGGATTCCATGTCATTCGGTTTCACAGTTCCGGCTGGAGGCGACAAATGGTCTGCAGACGGCATGGAGCGTGAACTACGCCAAGTCCGTCTCCACGAAGTATCGGTCGTCACAGGCTTCCCTGCCTACCCTGCAACCAGCGCACAGGTTCGTTCCATTGACGCACTAGCTACACGCACAGGCGCAGATGTAGACATGCTCGCCGATGCAATCACAATGCTCGAAGCCGGAATGACACTCAGCGACGACCAAGCCGCTCTGCTCACCGAAACCGTCTCCAAACTGCGAAACGACAACAGCGCACCTGTCGCACTTGACATAAAGCGGAAACAACTCGACCTTCTGCTGAATCAAATCTGATCTAGTTGCACGACAGATAAAATTCTGTCACTATAGAAATATGTCCGAGTCCCTCGGCATGAATTGATGTCAGCGTTCCGCTCATCGCAATCAATCCACTTCTAATCCAAAGGACTCACAATGTCTTACATTGACCGTCAAATTGAAATGCGTCAGCGTGCATGGGAAGAGGCAAAGGCTCTCCTCGACACCGCTGAAACCGAAAACCGTGACCTCTCCGGCGAGGAGCAGGAAAAGTACGACCGCATTAGCGCCGACCTTCAGGAGCGTGCATCGATCATCGCAAAGATGCGTGCCGACGAAGAGCGTGAAGCAAAGTTTGCTGTCGCTGCCTCCGCTATCGAGACCCAGGTTCGTATGGAGACCGCTCTCCGTAACCCTGACGAGGATAAGGTTCGTGCGCTCGTAAACGGCGACATTCGCTCGGCTGTGTTCGAGCGTCGTGATGTGACGACCGCTTCCACAGGCGCACCCGTCCCCACCTCGTTCTACGACCAGATCATCAAGCACATGGTTGTCGCTGGCCCAATGCTCGAGACCTCAACAATGATCCGCACCACTGGTGGGGAAAAGTTGCAGATCCCACGCACCAATGCCTACAGCACCGCAACGCTCACCGCAGAAGGTTCTGCCTTCTCCGAAAGCGACCCGACCTTTCAGGCTTTCCTTGAACTCGATGCCTACAAGTACGGCTTCCTTGTTCAGGTCGCTCGTGAAATGGTTGAGGACTCAGGCGTTGACCTGCTCGGCTTCCTCGCAGAGCAATCTGGTATCGCTATCGGTGTTGCTGTCAACACGGCACTCACCACAGGTTCAGGCTCAAGCGCTCCGACCGGAATCGTCACCGCCGCTGGCACAGGCGTTACTGGTTCAACCGCAGTCTCTGGTGCGTTCACCGCAGACAACCTGATTGACCTGTCCTACAGCGTCAACAGCGCATATCGTCGTATGCCTGGCACAGGTTGGGCAATGCAAGGTGCAACCATTGCGGCTGTTCGTAAGTTAAAGGACACCTATGGTCAGTACCTTTTCCAGCCGTCACTGCAGGCTGGTCAGCCCGACCAATTGCTCGGTTACCCGATCTACGAGAACCCCGATGTGGCAGCCGTTGGCACAGCCGCCAAGTCGGTCGTGTTCGGAAACCTCCGCTCCTACTATGTCCGCATGGCTGGCGGTATCCGCTTTGACCGTTCGGATGAGTATGCGTTCGCAAACGACCTCATCACCTTCAAAGCGTCTGTCCGTCTCGACGGTGGACTGCCTCAGCAAGGTGCGGTCAATGTGTTCCGTGGCGGTACTGCCTAACACAGTCTGAGCAATCAGTAAGATTTGGGTCGGCTCCCCTCAGCGCAGGGAGGAGAGTCGGCCCATTTCTATTTGTGGAGGACAAGTGAGTGATCGTAATAATTCGAAACACGCCAGTCGAGTTGCCGGAACCGGAAGCGGAGTTTCTGCTTCGAGCAGGATTAGCGACCTTGCCCGAAAAGCGACCGTTAAGAAAAGCGACTCGTTACGAATCCTCTGGTACTCAAACGCACCGTTCACAGGGACAGGGTACGGAGTCCAAACGGCAGACACCTGCCAAAGGCTCAAAGAAGCAGGGCACGAAGTAGCTATCGCCTGCAATTACGGTCTTGCAGGTTCTACCTCTACATGGAACGGCTTGAAACTGTATCCGCAAGGGAACGGTGTCTATTCCGATGATGTGCTGGCAGCGCATTACATGGACTGGGCTAACGGCTCAAACTTGTCGCCTTTGGCAATCACACTGTTTGATGTTTGGCCGTTGAACCCTGTGTTCCTTTCTAAAATCCCTCGCATACTTTCATGGTGTCCGATTGACCACCTGCCGATCCCACCTGCGGTTGCCAGTTTCTTAGCGCTCGAAAATGTGACTCCGCTAGCTATGTCAAAGTTCGGTCACGACCTAATGCTGAAAGCAGGTCTAGATGCGCACTATGCACCTCACGGTGTAGCGCCAGCGTTCACACCTAAAACCTCGGTTAACGGTTTATCGGGTCGTGACTTCATGCAGGTTGACGATGATGCGTTTGTGGTGATGATGAACGCCGCCAATAAAGGCGCAGTTCCGTGTCGTAAAGCCTTCGGGGAAAACCTGCTGGCGTTTTCTATTTTTGCTGCCGACAAACCAGATGCGGTGTTATACATGCACACCGAGAACCGTGGCTCGTCCGGCGGTATCAACCTTGAGTCGCTATGTCAGGCTGTCAGCCTCAAACCGCACCAGGTCAGGTTCGTGGATCAGTACGCTTACAGAGTCGGCATCCCTCAAGAGGTACTTGCCACCTTGTATTCCAGCGCAGATGTTTTGCTGTCGGCTTCTATGGGTGAGGGCTTCGGCGTTCCGGTTATCGAGGCTCAAGCCTGTGGCACACCTGTGATCGTTTCTAACTTCACCGCTCAACCTGAACTGGTCGGTGACGGCTGGATCGTGGATTCGCAACCGTGGTGGAATCCGCTTCAAGAGGCATGGTTTTGCACACCTTCAGTTAAGGACATAGTTCACGCACTTAACGAAGCCTATGAACGGCGCACTAAGCATTCGGCTAAAGCGGTTGAGTTCGCTTCGCAATATTCCGCTGAGCGAGTCTTTAAGGAGTATTGGAAACCCATCCTGCGGACTTTTGCATGAGAGTTGTTTGGATCACGCATCACCTGCCGAGCGAGGAACAAACACAACCTGGCTGGATACCAGGCCCTTATCGAGGCGGTGCGGAAATGTCTGACGCAGAATATTTAGCGTCAAAGCCTGCCGACTGCGAAGTGCAACTCGTAGACGCTGCCAGCCTTGAGGTCGGCTACCTACCTGAATTCGACCGCATAGTGATCACCGGAACAGACCTGCTGTCCGAATCGGCTATGCGCTGGCTAGCTACTAAACGACCCATGGTGTTCGTTCACCATGAACAAACCCACTCAGAAGCGAGGCGTGACCTGCTCGAATCGGCACGACCGTTCGTTTGCCACACGCCTGCACATTTGGCGCTCGAGCAACGCTGGTGCAATCTGACCGATACCAGGCTGGTGCTTTCCGCTCTCAACATGT